GTATCGATTTTGGTAAACAACTAGCAGACGAATATACATTACCTACTGAACCAAAACCAGTACAAATTGGTGTTCGATTTGAAGCACCACAACACCACTTCCAGAAACTAATTGATATCTCATATGATTTCAAATTGTATCGCAAGTTTGAAGACGAAGGTGTTTCATTACGTTCTTTTTGTACAAACAACAACGCTGCTTATGTTGCCGTAGAAGAAACGTATGGAAATCACAGTTACAATGGTCACGCTAAAAAAGACGAACAATACCGAAACAATATGACCAATTTTGGTATATTAATGGAAATTAACGGTATTGATGAACCATTTAAGTGGTCACGTGAGGTAGTAAACAAACTCCAATTTCACGGAACTGGATTATATTACAGTCCAACCCGAATACCTTCTACTACATCAGAGGGAAATAATGTATCAGCTTATCAAATAGAGTTTTTAGATGGCGTACGAGAGGTAATGGGAGAATATTTTCAATACATTGAAGATTTTATCGAAGATATGAAGAAAGTATTCCCAACACTTAAAGATGACTGGGGTATTTATATACCTGAGGTAAAATATCTTAGCCCAGAACCACTTGTAAATTATGATAATCTATCACTTGTAGATTTTCCAAATGTACATTTTGTAGGTGATGCTTTATCAGCTCGCGGTATTACAGTATCAGGAGCACAAGGTATTTATGCTATAGAAAACTTGATTAACCAATAATTTTTTTGTATATTTAAAATAAAACGATGAGAAAACAGAAAATTTACGAGTACAACACAATCAATTCACAAGGAGCTACTTTACATTTGTTTAGAGAAGTAGGAGCACCACATTGGAAATTGCACAATTGGGAAGGACCAGCAATTGAACCTACACACAAAGATTGTCAACTAAAAGCAGAATATTATCTGTATGGTACTTTGTATAACCAGGAGGATTGGCAAGAGTTAGTATCTCAACGTGAAGGGTTACCATATTACAAAAATCCTTCAATGAAACATCAATTGTCCGATTATCGTAATTAAAATTATATTGTATGAAAATAGGTTTTTGTGGTACAGTTTCTGTAGGTAAAACAACTTTAGTTAAAGCATTGCAACAACTAGATGAGTTTAGTAACTATGAATTTAGAACTGAGCGTTCAAAATATTTAAGGGATTTAGGTATTCCATTGAACACAGATTCTACATTAAAAGGTCAAACTATATTTTTAGCAGAGCGTGTATCAGAGCTAATGCGAGAAAATATTATTACAGATCGTACTATTATTGATATTATAGCATTTGCTTATTCTTCTAAATCTATGGATATTGTAGACAAAGAAGAATTTACTCAATATGCTATACGTTTTCTATCAGAATATGATTGGATATTTTATGTATCGCCTGAAGGTGTAGATATAGAAGATAATGGTGTACGTGAAACAGATACTGAATATAGAGATACAATAGATGAATCTATTAAACATCAAATCAGTAGCTATAAACATCGTATTAAAAACTATGGAGAGTTAAAGGGTAGTACAGAAGATAGGATTGCTCAAATTAGGTCATATTTATTGCAAAATGCAAGTTAAACCCACATATATAATAATATTGGTGTTGTTGGCACTATTAGTGCTGCAACACCAATGTTCAACTCCTGTTGAACCACAAATTATAGTGGAAAGAGATACTACTTACATTACCGAAGTTCGAGTAGATTCATACCCTGACCCATACCCCGTTTATGTAGAACATATCAGGTGGGATACTATAACTAAAATAGATACTGTATTAATATTAGGTGATTATTTTTCGGTAAAAACATTTCGTAAACGATACGAGTTTGGGGATACATTAAGTATTGAAGTTACAGACAGTATATCACGCAATACATTAACTAAACAAATTATCAAATACGATTTAAACATTCCCGTTATACGAGAAAAAATAACTATTATAACTAATCAACACGAGTTGTATGTAGGCCCTAAACTAAACTTATCAGCAAATGTTGCTCAAATGGGTATAGATATAACTTACAGGTCACCATACAAAAATCTATATACAGTGTATTATTCACCATCAAACAATACAATAGGGTTTGGGGTTCAATGGAGGATATTTAAACGTACACCTGGAGAGTCACTTTTTTCTGTTAGAGATGCAATCTCTCCACTTTAGATATATTTATATCAAAACATCATATGTCTCAAGAGGCACTCATAAAAAAACACATTCAGCTTGAATATATAAAGTGTGCAAAAGATCCAATACACTTTATGAAAAAATACGTTAGGATACAGCACCCACAACGCGGTACTATTCCTTTTCATTTATATCCATTTCAGGAAGGAGTATTAAAGATATTTCAAAAAAACCAAAACGAAAGTAGATATAATATTATAAACAAATCTAGACAGTTAGGTATCTCTACTGTTACTGCAGGCTATGCATTATGGTTGATGTTGTTTCATCACGATAAAAATATTTTAGTATTAGCTACAAAACGCGAAACAGCAAAAAACCTAGTTACTAAAGTAAGATTTGCATATCAGGCTCTACCTTCATGGCTACAAATTGACACCCCAGAGAATAACGTTTTAACACTTCGTTTATCAAATGGGTCTCAAATTAAAGCCGCATCAAAAGCAAGTGATGCTGGTAGATCAGAAGCAGCATCTTTGTTAATTATGGATGAGGCCGCTTTTATCGATAATATTGGTGATGTATGGACAGCAGCTCAACAAACACTAGCTACTGGTGGATCTGCAATAGCCTTATCTACCCCTAATGGTACAGGTAACTGGTTCCATAAAACATGGGTTGATGCTGAAACAAACCCAGAAAGTAAATTTGTTGCAATAAAATTACCTTGGGATGTTCATCCTGAACGAGATCAATCCTGGAGAGATGAACAAGATAAAATTTTAGGTCCTAAACAAGCAGCACAAGAGTGTGATTGCTCATTTTTAGCCTCTGGTGCCTCTGTTATAGATTTAGAATTATTAGAATGGTATAGCCAAACTACCCAAGAAGATCCTATAGAAAAACGTGGAATGGGAGGAAATCTTTGGATGTGGGAATATCCCGATTATTCTAGAGACTATGTAGTTGTAGCGGATGTTGCTCGCGGCGATAGTAGTGACTACTCAGCTTTTCATGTTATAGACATAGAATCTAACACTCAGGTAGCTGAATTTAAAGGCCAACCCTCAACAAAAGATTATGGTAATATTTTAGTAGGTGTAGCCACTGAATATAATAACGCTTTACTTGTAGTAGAAAATGCTAATGTAGGGTGGGCAGCTATACAACAAATTATAGATAGAGGTTATCCTAATTTATATTACTCACCAAAAACAGAAGTAGATAGTGCTCAATCCTATTTAGAGAAATGGGAAAAAGATAATCTAGTACCTGGTTTTACTACCTCTGCCCGTACCCGTCCTTTAATAGTAGGAAAATTAGAGGCATATATTAGAGATAAATCTTTAACTATACGTTCAAAACGTTTACTAGAGGAACTAAAAGTATTTATCTGGAAAAATGGTAAAGCTCAAGCCCAAAGTGGCTATAACGATGACTTAGTTATGGCTATGGGCATTGCAATGTATATTAGAGATACATCTTTAAAATTCAGACAGCAAGGTCTAGAGTTAACTAGAGCTGCTTTAGGAAACATTAGAAAAAATGGTGGATATTCACAAGGAGGTGTGTATAATACCAGTAAAGTAGCAAATAACCCATACAATATGGAAACTAAAGGGGGGATAGAAGATTTACGCTGGCTCCTCTAATATTTATAACAATATAAGAAAACGCAAAAAATGGCCGATACTTCAGTATTTTCACGATTAAAGAGATTATTTTCAACGGATGTAGTAATCCGTAATACAGGGGGAAATCAACTTAAAGTCGTAGATGCTAATCAAATCCAACAAGCAGGAGAGATACGCACAAATTCTCTTATAGATAGATTTACCCGTTTACGTACTACTAATGCAGGACCTATATATAACCCTGCAATGAATTATCAGACATTACGTACCCAATTATACTCAGATTATGAGGCAATGGATACTGATGCTATTATTGCTTCTGCTTTAGATATTGTAGCTGATGAATCTACACTAAAAAGTGAAATGGGAGAAGTATTATCTGTTCGTTCTACAGACGAACAAATACAAAAAACATTATATAATCTATTTTATGATGTATTAAACATAGAATTTAACTTATGGGCGTGGATTCGTTCAATGGCTAAATTTGGTGATTTTTTCCTTAAATTAGAGATAGCAGAAAAGTATGGCGTATATAACGTTATTCCCTATTCAGCATACAACATGTCCAGAGAAGAGGGATACAATGATAAAAACGTAAATGCTGTGCGATTCAAATTAGATCCTGATGGGCTATCCGGTGGTGGGTATTATGGTGGAATTGGTCAAGATAATCAAAACGCTATATACTTTGATAACTACGAGGTAGCTCATTTTA